CAATAACTATACCATATAGAGATCCATTAACTAATCGTAACACAATCTATCTCCCAGATTTCTTTATTCAATATGTAGATAAAAATCATATAATACACAACGAAGTAATTGAAATAAAACCTGCAAGCCAGCATATTTTAGAACGAGTTGGTAAAAACAGATACAATCAAGCACAATATATCAAAAATCAAGCCAAGTGGGCTGCAGCAATGATATATTGCAAACAACATGGATTAGTATTTAGAGTTATAAATGAAAATGATATTTTTCATAACGGTTCTAAATAACTTAAATAGTATACTATATGAGGATAATTCATGACACGCAAATTGGAAGAGCTCCTAAATTTACCAGAAAGTAAGACTATTATAAAAGAAGCCGACGCACCCCCACCTCCAGCAACTGCAGTACCATTATTTAGAGACATTGATGAGTTTGATAAAATTTCAGCAGCCTTACCACAAGTAAAAGGATTAGGTGATGTAAGTGACTCAGAATTTGATGCGTTAGCACAACGTGCAACTGATGCATATGACGACTTAATGGATTTAGGTATGAACGTTGAAGCTCGATATAGTGGTCGGGTTTTTGAAGTAGCAGCAAGTATGCTTAAAAATGCAATTGATGCTAAATCAGCAAAAATTGATAAAAAACTTAAAATGATCGAACTTCAACTTAAAAAACAAAAGATGGATAACGATAGCCATCCGGAAGACAACGGCGTTAATATTTCAGGCGAAGGATTTATTGTTACAGACCGTAATAGTCTTATCGAAAAATTAAAGAATATGAAATAAATATAATATCAAGGATACATTATGAAATCATTTAGACAATATTTATTAGAATCAAAACAAGTGTACGAGTTTAAAATTAAAGTCGTTGAAGAACTTGATGATTCAAAAATTAGTAAACTTAAAGGTGCTTTAGAAAGATTTACTGTAGAATCATTCTCTACAGGATCACGCACACCTATTCAGGAAACACAAGTTGACTTTCCTGATCACAAAAATATTGGCACTACAACATATGATGTAGTACTAACTTATCCTGCAACTAGTTTTCAAATAAGACAAATTGCAGCAGACTCATTAGGATTACATGAAAGCTGTATTAGAGTTCGTAATCTTAAAGAACAAGAAGAACAAGATCTTAATCATGCATATGATAACAAATCAGGCGAATCAATATTAGGTAAAGATTACGATAAAGAATGTAATCAAAACTTAGTTGGAGAGGCACAAAAAATGGCGTTGTTAAAAGAACTTGGAAAAGTTAAGCATCAAGGTGATCAATATAAAGGCGTTAACGACAAACTATTAGCAAAAAAAGCACCTGTTGATAAATCAGCAACTGTTAAAGTTGATAAAAAATCTAGCTCATCAAGTGTACTTGGTTCTAGAAGCGTTACATTGCCAACTTCTAAATTAGGGAAATTTTAATGGATTTTAAAAAGTTAATGCAAACAATGCAAGACATTGATGAAGGGTGTGATCCTTCTATTCAAGAATGCGGCGATATGCCGGCAGCTATTATTCAAGGTGGACCTCCTCCTGAAGAATCATTAAACATGAACGTTACTATTAATAGTAAAGGTGCAGACGGCATTCGCGATTTAATGAATATATTAAAAGGCATTGGCGGAGATTCAGATACTGAACCTAAAGACATGCCAGATAATTCCGACGATGCAGAAATTGTAATCGGTGATAGTTTTAAAAATTCTATACCCGGTGATCAAGGATCAAAAGTGTTTGATAGAGACGCAGTAATTTTTACTGGTGATGATTTAGCAAGCAAAAAAGGCGGCGCTCTAAAAACAAATGGTGGAGAAAATCCACAACGTAATCATTTTCATGAATCGTTAGTTACTAACTTGTTTTCGTTATATGAAGATGTAAAATCTCGAAAACACTAACAGCTACTTATAATATAATCATAAAGCGGACATATTGTCCGCTTTTTTTTGTAAATACATAATACAAAAAGGATTATTATGGGTAAAAGTCTTGACGGTGTTTTAACAAAAAAAGCACATAAAACTGAACGATTTGAAGAACAACAGATTATTGATTTACAAATGTGCTCTGATCCAGCAGTTGGGTATCTTTATTTCTCAAGACACTTCTTTCACATTCAGCATTCAGTAAAAGGTAAATTATTATTTGAACCATTTGATTATCAAGTTAACTTGTTAAATTGTTATCATGCACATCGGTTTAATATTAATATGTTACCTCGCCAAAGTGGTAAAACAACCTGTGCATCTGCGTACTTGTTATGGTTTGCAATGTTTCATCCAGATCAAACTATTCTAATTGCAGCGCACAAATATACTGGTGCTCAAGAGATTATGCAACGTATACGATACGGATACGAACTATGTCCGGACTTCTTACGTGCAGGGGTAGTAAGTTATAATAAAGGGTCTATGGAGTTTGATAACGGTTCTCGTATTGTAAGTCAAACTACTACTGGTACTACAGGACGAGGTATGTCTATTTCGTTATTGTATTGCGATGAGTTTGCGTTCTTACAACCTAACATTGCTGAAGAATTTTGGACTTCTATATCACCCACACTAGCAACTGGTGGACGTTGTATTATTACATCTACACCAAATAGTGACGAAGATCAATTTGCTACTATATGGAAAGAAAGTCAACAGTTTTTTGACGAGTTTGGCAATGAGAAAGCAGACAAAGTTGGCATTAACGGTTTTTCTGGATTTAGATCAGATTGGTGGGATCATCCAGATCGTGACGATGCATGGAAACAAGAAGAGCTTGGTCGTATAGGTGAGGAAAAATTTAGACGTGAATACGGTTGTATTGTGCATGATTCAGTTGTAACTGTTAAATGGCCATCTGGAAAAATTGAAAAACTAACAATGGGCGATATTATGCGATTATTAAGTTCATAGTATATGACGAAATGATAAATACTAGCATGTATTATGTATATATTTATAAAACCCCAATTAACATCACAGTAAGTTATATGAGTATTTTAGCAAATCAACCGTTTTATATTGGGAAGGGCCACGGTAGGCGATATAAAGATCATTTATCAGAAACTGCAGAAACTACGTGTAATCATTTAAAAGTTGCGGTAATTTCTAGATTAGTCGCGCAAAATCTAACTCCGGTTATAGAAATGTATCAAACTGAGTTAACAGATGCTGCAGCAAAGGCTCTTGAAACTGATCTGATTAACCAGTACGGCCGATTAATTGATCATGCCGGCCCGTTAACAAATAAAACACTAGGCGGAGATGGGTGTACTGGATTTAAACATACTGAAGAAACCAAACAATTAATGAGTATTCAGAGAAAAGGAACTATTCCATATAATAAAGGTATCGCTCGTCCAGGAATTGGTGGACGTACATTAGGTACTAAATGGTCTGAATCTGAAAGAGAAACTCAACTGTTAGTTAGAAGCCAACCAGGTTATTATGAGTTTAACAAATGTCCTATAAGAGCAAAAAAAATAAGTGACTCCAAAAAAGGAAAACCTGGATCAGCAAAAGACAAACAATGGTTTAATAATGGAGTTATTGAGACCTATAAAGATATATGCCCTGACGGATTTGTTAAGGGAAGACTTCCTAGATTACAAATATCAAAGAGAGGCATGTGTTGGTATAATAATGGAGTAATTAACAAACAATTTAAAGAAGGAACAGAACTTGATGGATTTACACGCGGAAGAATTAATAAAAAATAAGTTAGGATTAACAGTGCTAACTGACACCGGCTGGAGCAAGTTTGACGGAATCTTAGTTAAAGGTGTTAAAAAGATACTTCATGTAACTACACAACGTCATTCACTTAAAAGCACTCCTGATCATAAATATTTTCTTAATGGGTTTAAACCGATAGAAGGTAGATTATTATTGCCTAAACAAAAAATTTTAGTTAATGGCAAACTTGATAATGTCGTGTCTGTTAAGTGGCTGTTAGATGAAGAACCAGTATACGATCTGTTTAATGTTGAACAGAATCACAGGTATTATGCAAATAACGTTCTAATCAAAAATTGCGAATTTTTAGTATACGACGAAACTCTTATAAACAGTTTGAAGTTAGTTGAGCTGTATGGTAAAGAACCTATGATGAAAATGGGGCAAGTGCGATGGTATAAAACACCAACTGCAGGTAATTTATATTTAATTGCATTAGATCCTAGTTTAGGTACAGGAGGCGACTATTCGGCTATTACTGTTTTTGAATTACCATCAATGGTGCAAGTTGCAGAATGGCATCATAACATTACTCCTATACAAGGACAGGTAAAGTTATTTAGAGATATATTATTATATGTACAAGACGAAATTGGTGCTGATCAATATAATTCAATATATTGGTCGGTAGAAAATAATACAGTAGGCGAAAGCGCATTAGTAGTAATTGACAACTTAGGAGAAGAAACATTTCCGGGATTATTTGTGAGCGAGCCGGGCAGAAAAGGGCATGTTCGAAAATTCCGCAAAGGATTTAATACAACCTTTAATAATAAAATTGCTGCATGTTCAAAATTAAAATTTTTTGTTGAAGAAGATAAGATGGTAATTAATAGCAAACCGTTAATAACCGAATTAAAATCTTTCATTGCACATGGAATTAGTTTTAAAGGTAAACCGGGACAACACGACGATTTAGTAGCAGCATTATTATTAATAGTAAGAATGATTGATATACTAGCAGAATGGGATCCTTTAGTATTTGAAAAAATGCGGATTGAAGATCGAATTGAGGACTGGGAAGCACCTCTACCAATATTTGTTTCCTCTAATATGTGATAAATATAAACATGGACAATAATTTAGATAAAATTGCTTTAGACCTTTATGGTAAAATACAAACACGTTTTTCAGACATTACGATGGGAGACGAGAACGCAGCAGTACTGAGTAAAAAAGTTGATATTCCAAAAGCACGATTCTTTGAGTTTGAGTATACTGAAGATGACAAACCACTTGGAACTATTACTATTACTTTAGATAAAGACGACGGAGTTGTAGTGCAAGTTAGTGGGGATTTAGTAGACAACGATTCTGATACGACCCACCATAACGCATACAAATTCATTCGATCATTTAGAAACTTTGCTAAACATCGCTTATTAAACTTTGATGTACAAAACATTGGAAAAAGCAACTTAGACAAACGAGACTACCAGTTTCAAGCAAAACCCAAGGAACAACAAATGATGGAAAGTAAAATGTTTGGTACTTCTAGAATAAGTTACCAAGACTTAGGCGAGGCTCGTTTAATAGTTAAACATACTCAACCTGTTAATCCAGAGTTAGCTGCAGGCCGTACAATGCATATTGAATGTATATACATTGAAAATGCAGACGGCGAACGATTCAAATATCCATATAAACACTTACCCGGTGCTCGTGCATTAGCAGAACACATTAAACACGGTGGTATCCCGTATGATGATATTGGTAAACATATTACTAAACTTAGCGAAGAATTAGCAAGTTTACGTAAGTTTAAAGGATATGTTAGTCGCCAATCACAAATATCAGAAGCAATGGGCGACGTTACAACGCGTGTAATTGAACGCATTGATGCAGTTAAAAAAGAAATTGTTAGCTTACAACGTCCGGCTTACTATCAACAATTTGCAGAATCATTTACTACAACAGAAGAAAGAGTAATACCGGAAACTGTTATGAACGATTGGATTGAACGCCTAACTGTTCGCACATTTAATGAAGAAATGAAAACAGTATTTCCGTTCTTATATAACATTGTAGACGAAAGTGAGTTGCCAGTTTGTGAATTATCTTCAGATTACTTTATGGATGAAGCTGCACCTAAAGGATGGGAAGGTACTGTTAAAGCAATGAAAAAACACAAGGAAATTGATAATCCTTGGGCATTAGCACACTCAATGAAAAACAAAGGCTATAAAAGTCATAAGAAAGAAGAACTTGATCCAGAGCTTGCATTTGAGTCATTTATTAATCATCTTATGAATGAAGACAAAGATGAATTGTTTAGTCAGTCGTTAACATCTAAGCATGCTGCAATTGAAAAGTTGAATGATCTACTAGCACAACCGTTGCTTAACGGTGCGTATGGAGAAGGTGCAGCCGAAGAATTAGAAGGGTTAATTAATGATCCTGCTTTTTTTGATTCTCTCAAAACAGTTGACGCAGATTTAGATATACGTGCAATACTTCAAAATTATATTACGCAACGAGATCCAGACGTAGCAATTCAATTAAAAATTGGTCCTGATGCAGACAGCACCCCTGCGGTACCGACTGAACCTAGTGCTCCAATGCCGGATGCAGGTGCTCCGATGCCAGATGCAGGTGCTCCAATGCCGGATGCAGGTGGCGGGTTAGGTGGCGGGTTAGGTGGCGGGTTAGGTGGTATGCCTCCAGACTTAGGTGGCGGTATGCCTCCAGAAGGTGAATTAGGCGCAGAAGGTGAAGTGCCTCCAGCAGCACCGGGTGAAGAAGGTGAAGTACCTCCAGCAGCACCGGGTGAAGAACCACCAGCAGCACCGGTTGCAGAAGGAATTAATCCTAAAAAATCTAAAATGAAAGCTAAGTTTATTAAAGCTAAAGCTGCGGGTGCTAACTTAGATACTCCAATTGCAGAAGGTATGACAATCCGTGATCTTATTAGAGAAAGTGGAATGACACCTAGTGAAGCGGGATTTGGCGAGTATGAAGTAGAAGATAATGATCAAGAAGGTGGTGAACCGGAAGAAGAAAACATTTCAGGTGTTAATCAAATTTTAAGATCAATTATAGGATTTTGGAATGCAGAAGACCGTAACTTTACAGTTGGCGGAACACGCGTTAAAATTATTATTAAGAAAAACTATGAAGATGACGAATACAGCAATGCATCAGACGACGATGTAAAATATGTAATGCAAAAAGTTAATAAATTAGATCCAAGTTCAGACGATCAAGAACAGACTGATGTATTAAGACTAGCCGGATTAGGCAACCAAGAACCTGAAGATGATGACGGTCAAGACATTGCAATGTTGATGAAAGAGCTACAGGGATTTGGTGGCAGACGTAAATTTGATAGCATTGATAAACATAAAATGCACAAAACAATGAGAAATAATTATGAAAAAAACTTTAGAAACCGCTCTTCTAAATTCCGTTAAGTCGTTATTAGAATCGATACACATACATGAAGGTGAACGCGTAGGGTCACAGGCTGAATTGAAACAGTTATTCGGTCGATCTCAAAATCAACCAGCTAACGGTGTAGCTCCAAATGGACGAGCAGCTACACCTGCTGATATAGACACAATACGTCGAGCGTTTGGTAATGCTCCGCCTGCAACATCGCAACCAGCACCACAGCAATTAGATGAACCAGAAAGTCTAGACGATACTGCAAAGCAACGTGCATTCGAACGTCCATTTATGCCTCCTAATCCTAAAGGTGAAAGACCTTTCCAACCAAGTAAAGAAGATGCATTCTACGACCCGTATTACAGCCCTGAAACATTCAATGGAGACTTTACTAACAATCCACAAGATT